ATATCTTCACTCTTTCGCTACACGACGCTCTTCCGATCTTTCTTCGCCGGCCCTCCTAAAAACTTTCGACAGTAGGGGGGGCTATTGTTGATTTATCATGATTTCTAGTCATCTTTCATTATTTGCAAAGAATTTAACCACATTGCTCTTAGTCTTTACTTTTGCCTTTCCTCCACTTCGTTCTGGGTGTTCTCGGTTATGGCAAGCATCACACACTAACTCTAGATTGTTCTCACACCAGAAGAGTGTAATATCTTCCCTTGCTTCTACAATGTGATGGACCACTGTACCTCTTGTGTATCTCTTACGTCTCTTACACTCTTGGCATAACCCAAAGTCACGCTGGATAATCGTCTTTCTTAGCTTCCTCCACCTAGTAGTTTTATAAAGCTTATCAATGTCGTCTCTTGGTCTTGCATAGCGATTCATTTAATATCATCACAATTTAAGATGCAGTTTAATTTCACATTCCATACCTCCTTAACCTCTCTGCAATATGCGGATCACTCTTCCAGCCATGCCCGATGTATATCAACCTATGTCGATCGATATACTCGCCACTAAATTGCTGATAGCATTCAAGCAATGTGTGCTTTGGTTTCAACTCCGCTTGTCGGATGTTCTTATGCCTAAGTATTCCTACTGACAGTTGGATATAATAGTAATATCTCGGCTTAGATGTCATACGTCACCCTCAACCTTTCACTATCATATTCAAACAACTGCAGTACTTTTTTGCCCATCGTCCAACCGTTCTCGATCTCGTAGCTGTCATTCGGCTTAATGGTCCCTAACTGACGATGGATCACACCTTGATAGTCGTTCGTCTGCTGCGTGTGGAAATGACCAGTGATTATCTCTCGTGTAGTTGCCTTACTCCATATATCGCTAAACTCAGTAGCAAACAGCATAGGTAAATCCTTCCGCTTGCCATACTGCCCATGAGTAATCATGATCGCCACGTTATCCAACATGAACGCTTGTCGATATTTGTTGTGTGCGTGTACTTGGATGTCCGGATACTTGGCTTCTAGGTATAGGAGAAACATATACTCGATCGATCCGCTATGGTTCCCTTCAGCATGTTCAACAGTCACTTGCTTCGAATGTCTCACACACTCAGTAATCAACAGGTCAAAAAAGGAGCGAGCGTCTTTAATCGCTTGCTCCATATCCACATCATCTAGTTGTGTGCCAGCCATCGTGACTGACTTCTTGATTTGACTACTATGAAATAAATCTCCTAGCTGACCAATAACAATCTGCTTATAGCCTTTTGAGATAACTTCGATCATTCTAGCTAGCTTATCCTTTAGATCCTCTAGCTTAGTAATACCAAAATGCCAATCAGCCAAACCGATGAATAAGTTTCTTTCGCCTGTCTTGATCGAAGTTAGTTTTACTGGTTCGATTGATTCGTTGAAGGCTGCTAAGTTAAATCCTTTAGGTTTCGGTCTAACAACTATCTTCGACTGATAAAGCTGTATAAGTCCATCTACTTGGTTGTTCTGTTCCCAGATATTGTTTGTCGCTTGGACCAGTTCCCAATTTTCCGGATCATAGCCGTGCGCTTGTAACACATAATTAGGATCTTTTGATTGCTCTTCAGTCATACGTAACTTGATAAGATTTGTTTGCGTGCCGTCTGCTTTGATTTCAGTTGATGCTACATTTTGTTTTAGTTTATTAGACTTCTTCACGCGCATATTCTTTTCGCTCGGTGGCAACTTCAACCTGGCACGTTTACTCCTAACGCTTGGCCAAGAAAACTCTTTGCCGAATTCCTCTGATAGCTTAGGCGCTATCTCAATATTAGTTAGTCCTTCATTTGCCAATTCCGACAATCGCTTGACCTGCTGTTCCGTCCATTTAGTAATGATTACCACCTCGCTTTTCTGCAAAATAAAAAGCCACTCGTTATGAGTGACTAGGGTTCTATGTAACAAGTTTTCGCTGACTGGCAGTCGGGATAACTATAAACCCTAATAACTTTAAACATATACTACTTTAATAGTTAGAAACTGATTTCCCTGTCATTTCCAGCTCCAAATCGCGTGAAATAGACTTTTCTTGTATCAAAGTTAACATTGACAATGTCAAAAGCATCTTCTGTTTTAGACCATAAAGTTCTTAACGGCTTAATATCACTAACAGGTTCACCGCTTTCAGCCAATGAACATAATGTCTGAACATAGTTTATTCCATTAACCTTAGCGTTTCGATCATTATGATGGTGACCATTTAGTACACAGATTAATCTATTAAGAGGTTTGCTCTTAAAATCATATTCAACGGTAGTTTGGTAGTAATCTGCAGGAAAACGATTATCCAAGTATGTTGTTGTAGCACTTCCTGATGAACTACTTTGAAATGCTTCAAGAATACTCTTTACCACAGATCCATTCATCTGCTCATCTGCTGCCGTTGGATAGATTGTTTTTGCTAAAGATTGATGCATACCAATTATTACATAATAATCATTTGGTACAGTCTTAAGTGTTTCGATCAAAAATGCTACTTGCTCTTTTCCAAATCCACTTCTTGAACTAATATCAACAGACGCTTTGCCATTATTTACAACAAGAGGATTATCGAAATTATTCAACATAATTACACGTACTTTTTTATCCGTGAAATCTTTGAAATAATAGTCTTTCTTTCCATCTGGTTTTACAATTCCATATTTTAAAAGTGGCTGCATAAACACAGGATAACGTTTCTCAATATCCAGCAAGTCATTTGGATTTAAGCCATTTGCATTGGCATAAATACCATTAATATCATGATTTCCCAGTGCAAATAAGGAAGGTACCTCACTTGCAAAAAAGACTTCGAATGCTTCACTAAGTGATCTTAATGTGCCAGTACCATTTTCTGTACCATCAACAATATCACCAAGATGAATTCGGCAATCAAGATTTACAAGATTAGTAATTCTATTGACATTTTCCAAATGATTATTTCCATGTAATTTTTCGTTCACTCGATTAACAGGTACTCTTTGATAGTGAGAGTCCGTAATATTTACAAAACAAAAGTCTTTATCTGTCATTTTTTTCTTAGCTTTCAAAGCTTTATCCGCAATCTCTTCTCGGAAATAATAGTGACCATTATCGGTTACTTCTTGCCATAAAATATAGTTGTCAGTTGAAGCAGGATCTGAATAAGCATTACGTATACCAATGAAACTTCTTTTTTGGAAGAAATAATCCATTCGTACTGTTTTTCTCTCACTCCAACCATTAATGATTTCTATACTACACATCCCGGTTAGATTAAACGGACGGTTCTTGACTGTATCTGCAATACTACCAGTATAGAATCCAGAGTTTAATTGCAAAATGTCTGTGAAATTACTAGGAAAAGATTTTGGTTGTCCACTTGCTTGTACTAATTCATATACCATGTTCTAATCACTCCTTCACTAAAATAAAAAGAAGCGAATCTTAAAGGACTCGCTTCACCATATTCATCAGAATAAAGGTTATAAGAAATATCTATATTATTGATCTTATCCTTTACCTGATAATAACTATTTTACCCCTATTGACAGTGAGACAACTATACGTTTTTGTCTCAATTTAATTGATTTCACCAATTCTTCTACCAAAATCGAATAATACTTTTTGCCGGATCCGATAGATTGTTGGTTTGCTGTATCCGTGTTTATCTCCGAAAGATTTCCAATCCATCCAGCTATCTTCACCCCAGTATTTTGTCTCAATCAACTGTCTTATTTCCGCACTTTGATCGCTTAGAGTTTCCTTCACAGCTTTCTTCCACAATTCCCGATTCATAATATAAGGATCAGACATTTCCTTGATTACTTGTGACTCAATCGGATTGCTCATAATGTTACTCCGACCTCCACCGATATTTTCATCGACTTCTCGAAGCTTTAACTCTTCCTTACGAATAGCAATCTCTTTGTTGTATGCTGGATAGTTAGCAAACTTTCTATCCAGCTCATTGATTAATGAATCATTCTTTCCCAATCACTTGCCCTCCTCATTATCCAATCTCTTACCAATCACAACACCTACGAATATAATCGCAACAAATGCCACGAATCCTAACACTATATAAGTCATAGTCATCCACCGCCTACAAAATAGCCTTGATTTTCTTCAGCTGCTTTTTCTTGATTCTGGATCTTTTTGTCCTACGATAGATTTGATGATACTTCTTGACTCTTGAATCTCTTGATTGTTTGATTCTAATATTTAGAACAGCTTCATCCATCGAAGCACCGAATAGCCTAAAAGCATTCGATATACTGTTAAATATTTGCTCAATCGATTCACGGGTACTAGCAAGCAATCTTTGACTCGTTTCATCAAGTGCCATTTCTCACCCTCCTGCCTCCATTGCATCCTTAGCCAATGGATCATTTTTGATAATTTCATACTTCATTTGTACTTCTTCTAACTGTTGTTCTAACTGTTCAATCTGCTTCTGCTGGTCAATTATTGTATAGGATAGTAAACTCAGCGTTATAACTACAAGGACCGTTATGATAATTGTTTGACTACGATTCATTGGCTTGCTCCAGTAGTTCTGGGTTCTCGTAGATATTGCCGATAATTTCCTCGTCACCAGTCCACGCATATCCTTCACTTAGCCCTGAAAGATACCAAGCAGGCATTCCACCAATATACATGCCAGCATATTCCTGTAGCCAAACCACCTCATGAGGACAACCTCTAGTGCATCTTACGATATCCCCTTGAAATACTTCCACACCGTTCTTGTCTTTCAAGCCAGTTGATTGCATGACGGTATCTGTGAATACTGGAACACATTGTTCGATAGCCATACACTCATCATTGACTTCTACCACTCCATTGACAATGTAGGAGTCTTTACCATCTTGAATTAAATTTCCAGTTACAAAGCCATCACCGTTATAAGATACGCCTATCTCATACAACTTATTTAAACTCAATTTTGATTTACCTCTAAATTTCGGTACCATCTTATCCCTCCTGTTTGCTATCGCTGACGATAGCGGAATTACTTCTTCCGAATTTCATATTTCATTTCATTCGCATGAATCCACATGGATGTCAGTAACCCGAAGAAAATCGAAAGATCGGCGTTTCCTCCGAATAAGTATCTGTTAACTCCATATACAATGCATCCTCCAACAAAGGCTGCCATCACTCTTCCTCCTGTTCCAAAACCCAAGTGGAAAATGCTTGTAGGACTTGGGCAAAATCTTCCTGCGACAGCTCTTCATAGGCGTTAACCATTTCTTGTATTTCTTCATTTTCTAAATCGCCAATCGCTGTCATATTAACGTAAAAGTACAAATTACTAAGAACGGATTTGATATACGAATCAAAGTTTTCTCTCTTCAACCACTCCAACACAATCTGCTGATTCTCGTTGAGTTGCGGTTGATCGCAACTTTCTAAAATATGGATTGCTGCCTTGAGACCCTCGTTATAAGATTGCGCTCTCGAGTCGCTCCCGCACAGTTGTAATTCGGTTATACGCTTTACTGTCTCACTCACATTCATTCCTCGCTTTCTGCTATTTCTTCCGATTACTGACTCAATATCTCGACCGTTGCACCTGCAAAATTGCCTTTCTTCAAAGGTATCTGCAATCTGCATGCTCGATCCAAAGTCCATTTGTTCAGCCCTGACATCTCTGCGGCTTCACGCTGTGTGCTGAATTCTTTGACTTCACCATCTGGAAAAGTAAATCTGACTGGCGTTGAGTTGTATCTATTCTGCTTTGGTTGATCGTAACTCTTTCCCCACAAAGCCTTTCTCAAAACTCTGATTTCGTCTTCATCAGCACCTGGCGTATTAACTAGCTTTTCCAACCGATACAAATCTTCTTTGTTAGCCATCATTCCACCCTCTTCATATTTCGCAATTTAACAACTGTCCGATCGCTGCCAAATGTCACAATAGCTGAGTTCTCAAGAACTTTGACACACACTGCTTTGAAAGGTGTTTTAAAACGTTCGGTCACGCACCAATACTCGATGCCTGCTTTTACTCTCCGTTGCTTTCTGACTACACGTGACGGCGGGCTATATTTGCCGTCTTGCACTCTTGTTACTGTGTCTGCTAGTTTCATTTGACTTCCTCCACTGGTACTGCGAATGCCCAATATCTTTCATCGATTGCTTTTATTTCTGATTCAGTGAATGCTGATCCGCTTGTAGTATTTTGAAATATCACTAAATCCCCATTATCGGCTTTAGTTAGATATGCGCCCCATGATGTTCCGGGAAATTGAATCTGATACAACGGTTCTTTCTCCACTTCATATCCAAACATCCAAGCTTTGGCAGTCAGCTCATCGTTTTCATTATCCACAACCCAATTTTGGAAATCTTCCGAGCTAACAACTTCACCATTTGAGATTTCATAATATCCATCCAGGCAATCAGCAAGTGTAGCTTTTTCTTTGCATCGTTCAATCCAATCAGCCGCAAACTTTGGCACAGTTACTTTTTGTTTTTCGTCTAACTGCTCAATCAACTCTCTAACCTTATCAATTTTTACGTATCGATCTTTTTCACCAGTGTTATGGTCGGTACACCACGCACCCCAAGCTTTTACACTATTAATCAATTCTTGTTTGTTCATCTTTACTACTCCGTTCCATTTCTTCAGTCAGCCATTGATCACGCAATGTGATTCTTTTCAGATGACTTGCGACTATTTTCTTTTGCCAGATTAAGTCTTTATCTGATAATTTACGTATGTTTTCTTGTGTTGGTGTCATCTGCTCACCTCTCAAAATGGGAGGTCTTGACTATCAATATCAATTGACGAGTTGCCAAACGGGTCTGATTGCGCGTTGTTACGGTTTTGTTGTGCGTTGGCATTATTACTCGTTTGGTTGTTTTGAACACCACCACCGTTGTTTTTGGCGTCTAAAAACTCAATTCCGCCATATTGATTCGCCACAACCTCGATAATCGTTCTTTTCTGCCCGTCTTGCGTTTCATAACTTCTGCTAGTCAGCTTACCGTTGACAGCAATTTTCGATCCCTTGTTTGTATAGTTGGCTAGTGATTCGGCTTGTTTTTCCCACACTACAATCGGAATGAAATATGATTTCTTGTTATCTCCCCACCCATCGTCTAAAGCCAGAGTATTCGTTGCCACCGCTTTTCCAGACTTCGTGTACTTCAATTCGTTATCCCTTACCAATCTGCCGATTAAATTTACCGTATTCATTTTTCTTCCTCCGATTCGATTATTGATTTTCACTTCTCTTTAAGCCTCTTCAGCTGATAATATTTTCTTCCTCCACTTCCCAAAAAACTTGCCCTAGCTCGTCTTCAATTACACGCATTCTTTGTTCTACTTCTTTGATCAACCAAATAGTTAATTCTGCGTTGGTTAAATCCATTCCTAAATCTTTTGAAAGATTCACTTTATAAATAAGCTGTGACCTCGATATTTCGTTCTCAAGTATTGCTGGCGTGGAAATCACTATCTCATCACAATTTTTAAAGCTGTTTGTTTTGATTCCTGAATAATCAGTTGGTTCTTTATTATCAAATTTCAAAGCTTGTAAGAAATCTTCACATTCCCTATATTGCCTTGTCAGTAGTTCATAATATCTAGCTTTCTCCTCATACTTCTTGAATTCCATCACTCTTCCTCCTGTTTCTGCGCCCACAACAAGAAAGCAACAGTTGCTTTTGCCCATTCTTTATCTGTTAAGCCATCGTATAGCATCATATCAATGGCACAGTCGTATAAATCTGCCCCTTTTTCAAAAGACTTCTTGGCGTTGTTTATTGCAATCTGCTGACTATCGTTGAGTTGCGATTGATCGTGATCTTCAACGATGTCAACAATATCGTCCCAATTTACCCAGTAATCAAAATTCGAGTAATTGAGTACAGCGCTACTTCCTTGAATTCGTTCTTCTTTCAAACGTTTTAATAATCTGTTCACATCGCTTCCTCCAATTCAATTTCAATCCTCGGGCAATCCTTATCTACTTCAAACCGATGCTCAAAGTTGGCAATCTCACCCCAACCATCATTTGTGATCACTCTCGCTTCAATCATGCCGTCCAAAATAAACTTGATCCCGAAGGCAATGTTGTCTTTATCTTTGCGCTTATTCTTGCAGTACCAAGTGATTTTCAAGTTGATCGGCGTTGCCACTCTAAGTCCTGCTGCTTTCGCCATCAGAAAAGCATAACAACATTTTTCCGTGTTCTCTTTTTTCAGCTTGGCTCCTACATAGCGGTTCGTCCGCTGGCTATTGATGAACTTGTTCAAGTCAGTCAATTCCCCAGGAATTACAATCTTTTTGTTATAAGGCATTTCGTTTATCCAAGAGGTCCAAAGTTATGACCGCTATATCCCTTTCTGATAATTTCAATTCTTGTGCAACCTCCGTTGGCTTCATACCAGAATCTAAGAGTGCCGCTGCTCTCACGAGTAATCTTTTAGGGAAATCAAATCGCCACCCGTCTAAGCAAATCACTTTCTCCATGTCATCCGCCTCCATTTTTCAAACTGATGTATAGCTGCTGCGCCTCTTTCCAAAGTTCATCTGTCGTGACATCCATGAAATTCTTTCCAAAATGATTGCTGTCTACTAACCGCTTTGATATAAGCAAATGTCGATACATGAGCATAAACACTCTGAATTTAGCTTCTGCTCCTGTAGATTCTGTATCACCTGTCTCTTTGACATAACCAGTCATAGACTCTAGTGGAAACCTCATCGATTCTTGATGTTCAGCAGACAAAAGGTTGAATATCAATTTCACAGGCTTACTAAAATCCCTCTGTGTCTCCGACATCTTCTAAGAACCTCCTTAAATCTTCATCAGTCACTTTTGGCTTGTTGCTAGAATAATCGACTGGCTCCTTCGCCCAATCTGGCAGTTGTTCTTGCCTAGTAGAATTTGAGAATGATTTTTTTGGAGTTAAATCATACTGGTCCAGATATCGTTTGTCTCTTATCCATCTAAAAAACTCCTGTGCGTTGTACCAACTGTTTAATTCGATATAAGCCATGTAGTTATCAAAACCTGCCTTAAACCTTTCAAACTCTGTCTGGTTAGTAACCTTCTTGCTAAATTGTTCTTTAGCCTTCTTTTTTTGTGTCTTTTTAGGGTACCTTTCCCAAAATTGTTCGAATTGAGCTATATATAAATTAGTACTTGGTATAGATAAGTCATTAGTAAAAGAATAAGTACTTAGTAGCTTCCGATTTTCTACTTCTTGGTTTTCTACTTCTTGGTTTTCTACTTCTTGAAAATCGGTAAGTGGTGAACTTGTTGTTAAATCAACGTTTTCTCTAATTTCCGTCCTCCACTCAACTATTTTTCCTGATTCATTTCTAATCGGAAACCTGCGTACATACCCTTTTTCTGTTAATTCGTTCCAACCACTTCTGAAACTTGCTTTCTTGTCGGTAGCATGTTCAATCAATTCTTCCAAATAAATTACCCAATCATCAGGAAGACTAAGGATGTAACACATTATTCCTTTAGCCTTCCAACTAATATCGTTTCGACGAAGTATCTCGTTATGAATGATCGAGTAGTTATTTGTTTTTGATTGGCGGAATATTTGAGTTCTTACTTCTGCCACGCTATCCCTCCTGACTGCGATTTTTAGCGATCTTTTTCAGATGCTTTTCCAACTGTCCGATATTCATCTTCATTTCCATCGGAGTATTTCCCCAACTCATTTTGGATACCATGCTCATTCTGAACGAGGAAAAAGGTGCTGTCATAAGTCCGAGTCTCCTTGCACGAACCCATATTTGATAAATCTTTTTTTGTGTCTTGCGGTCAAAATAGCAATGTGCTTTTCTTGCCTCTTTATATTGAGCTTCGATAACTGCCCTCCATCTATATTTGTGCAAAGTATCATCCTCCTATCCTTAACTTCTTAATCTCATCTTGATTTAACTTGATGCCAATAACGTGATACTTGTTTTTAAACTCTGTAATCCCCAATTGATGCTTCTCGGTATGATGGGTTCTGCAAAGTGCTGCAAAAGTAAATTCTGTGTGATCTACTTCTTTCCGCTTTCGTCTTCCCAAGGCTTTGTCAAAGTGATCGATGTCAGCGTTCTTTTTACCGCAAATACAGCAAGTCCTGTTTGTCACACATTTATAGAAAAAGTACTGTTCATTTTGTGGCGGAATCTCATAGCCTTCACGAAACGGAATGTCATTTGCGAAGATAAAATCTAGTATCAATTCATCTAATGTTGAAACTTCATCGACTGTGTTCTCCGATTGATTCGACAAGCTGATGTTCTTCCCTGTGAAGTATCGAAATTGCCAATAGAACACGTCTTTAAGGCTTTCTAATGGTTCGCCAGTGTAAATGTATATGTCCTGCATTAAAGCAAATGTGAAGCGTCTCTGTTCGACTGTGAATCCTCGTGGGTCTTTGATGAATATTTCCGCTTGTCGCTCGCCGTCATATCCATCAAAGATTGTTTTGAGACGCGCGATATTTAATTCATCTTTGAGTTCTAGCGTTAGGCGATTGCCTTCAACTTTTATTATTTTTGCTAGATACGAAAGATTGTTCATTTACATCACTTCTTGCCTTCATAGTATTTTTCCAGTTCATTCAGATATCTAGCCAATGTCCCGAGTTGTTCTGTGTTAACCTTGCTGATATCTACTGAGTAACCAATTTTCTTTTCCGTAATCTGGTCAAAGAAGTTTTTGCTTTCAAGTTTAGCCATCTTAGCAATTTCGTCAGATCGTTTTTGCAAAGCCTGTTGTTGCGTTTTAGTAATTGGTTTAGGTGTTGCTTGTTTAACTTGCTCAGTGTATTCGTCTGTATCTGCATCCTTTGTATCATCGATCTGATAAAGACCGTTCATTGCATATTTACGAGCGTAAGATGAAGCTGTTCCTGTTATTTGAGATTCATCCATTCCCTTTTTAGCGAGTGGTTCTCTAGCATAAGCTGTTGCGATTTCTTCTTCACCTGTCTTTACATCTTTGATTGATGCAGTAGCTTTGATATAATGCCAATCGCCTATCATAACGGGTTCATCGGATAGTTTAGGCAACAATCCGTATTTATGTGCGATAGGTTTAACAGCTTCGAGAATATCCTCTGCGCTACGATGGTTATAATTGCCAAAGTTATTCCATCGGTTTTTTGGCGCTTTCAATTCTGTTATTAAAAGAGATACTCTCTCTAGAAATGTTTGTTCTTTATCGCTCACTTAAATTCCTCCTGTCTTTGTTTCAGCCACTCTTTACCACTGATAATTTTCATCGTGTCCATCCTCAGTGATTTTGGTCCATATTCATCAACTACAAGTAAGAAATTCTCTTGCTGTACGACATATTTAGCAAGCGTGCCATTTTTGTTTTCTCGATAACCTATAAACATCCAATCCGATTCATGAACGATCGTTCCGTTATCGTCCTCATTCCAATGTGCTGACAGGTCTATTTCTTCCTCGTTGTCGTCTAAAGAATGGATATTAGGCATCACATGACTGCTTTCGTCTTGCATCAGGTTGTCGTAATTTGTTGCGATATAATCTGACATCTTCCCACTCCTCTCGATTTGTGGTAAACTTAGGTAAATATTTTTTCTTTTCTGACTGACTATAGCTTGCCGGCTAGTCGGTCTTTTTTTGTTGCATAAGGTATTTAGTTAGATGTTGCATGAGTTTAAATATTTTTCCGTCGTCAAGATAGATAGCCACGGTTTCTTTGTCCTGTTTATTTTGTGCAATCAACACTAACTCTCCGTGCATGTCATGAAGCGAAAGCTGCGATTCGTTTCTTTGCACTTTGTCCGATACACGTAAGATTTCACTCATGCAATCCCCTACTTTTCTTCATCCGTTCAATATTCTGTCTTGATTGAATCAAAGGCTTGTTATACTTGTACCAGCGGTCAGCAATGATTTTGCCGATACGTAGCGCTTCTGCTCTAGTCATACTACTTAACCCCCATGATCCAAATCAGCGTTAACAAAAGTACAATGTTTAACCCAATGCTCAAATATGAAATTGCTTGGAGTTGTCTTGCTTTGTAAAAGTCGTTTCCATTTAGACTTGCTAGCCATTTTTTATTCATACTGACTCCTCCTTGAAGTATCGATCGATCAAAGCGAGTGCTTCTTCTTTTGTCGAGACGGTATGTTGCATTTTCGATCCACTATCTTCCTCAACTGATATAGTGATTCTTTTAATCATTTCCCCAACTCCTCTACTTTTTGATCCGTATACTGCCGTAACTCGCTCACACGCTGTTCTAGCTGTTCCTTGTCGTTTTGCACTGTGTTCAGTTGTTGGCGCAAGCTGTCGGCTTCCTGTTGCTTTGTAGCGATCTCCTGTTGCTTTTGTTCGATCTCACGTTGCTTGGCTTCGATTTCCTTTTGCTTGTCCGATTTGATTTGCTCAATTTCAGCTTTCAACTGCTCCTGTGTACGAGTGTTGTTAGATAGCTGTGATTCGAGTTCTGACACACGTTGCGATTTTGTCTGGCCATATTGCAGTACAGTGTTGAAGTTTGCTTTAATCGTGTCCAAGTCCTGAAATGCGTTGCTTGCTGCGTAGCCGATAACGCCGCTACCTAGTGCCAGTCCGATGATTGCTGTTGTTTTTGCTAGTTTGTTTTTCATTGTGGTTCCTCCTTTGGTATAATTGTTTAAAAACTGGTGGTGCTGAAATGAAATTTGACAAGTTGTTTTCTTATTCTTTTTCCGTCTTCTCGACTGTAGCAATTACTATATTCAGTCTAGATTTAGTTTTTAAACTCATAAAATATCTAAGTGAATATGTTAGAGAAGACAGCGTAATGACAAATCTAAATTCAATAGACTACCTTTTATTTTTTAAAATTTTTTCGATTATCTTCATCGTTTCTATAGCATTGATTATTGGTGTTCACGCTATACTCGTAATCTCAGAGTATGAAGAAGAAAAATCGGATAAAATTTTCTTTATATTGATTAAGATATCGACTTCGGCAAGTCTAATAATCCCGATGATAATTTGCCTAACGTCAGAACAATTTAGTGTAGCGACATCATTTTTGGCTTTTCTCGCTCTTTTTAGTTTTATACTTCCTAAAGAATTCACCAACAAAGTCAGAGATAAGATTCAAAACTAAAAACGTGATAAATCCTAAAATAGGAAGAGAAAACAGGAACACCAATGAAAAATATTTATTCACCCTAGCCCCTCCTTCCGTGTGGGGTTATTTTTCTAAATACAATTCCGACAGCCCGAGTAAATCCGCAATGTTATACAGGCGTTCACGAATCATTTCTTGCACTTCTTCAGTTGTCGCCGGTCTTGAATTTGTGTCGATATCCCAAGTAATCACTTCCTTAGATTCTGCGATTTCGATAGCAGCTTTCAAAGCGTCTTTTACGTTTTCGTGTTCCATTAGTTTTCCTCCAATTCCAAAACATTCAACACTGCAGGCGTAGGTTGCAAATCAGATAAGCTAAAATGATCGTAGGTTAGTACGTTTAAATAAGCTAAAGCTTCATCAAAATCAACTCGTTTAATCGACGTATAACGGACAACGTTCATGCGTTTCTTAAGCTTAGAGTGGATGCGGCTCATGAACATACCTTTCCAAGCTTTAAATAGATTGCCGCTGTATGTTTTACCTTGGCGCTTTTGATGTTCTTCGGTTAAGCTAATGGCAAGTTTGCTGACGATTGAGCGCAATTCCTTTTGCTCTTCATACGTGATAGTGACTTGCTCAGACATTTTTTCATATAACGAGCGACTTTCGTTGACGTGCTCTTTTACTTCGTCTTTCAGTTCAATCATTTCTTCTTTGACATTTCCCATTTCACGCAACAAACTTACCAGCGCTTCACTTTGTTTACCTTGCGTTTCCAATGTGTGGATTAATGCGATCGTGCTGTTTTCCATTAATTGATTACCCATGCTACTTCTCCTCCGATTTCTTGTTTGATTTGTTTTAATAATTTTTCAACTCTGGAAATTGAATCCGTGAGTTTTTGCTTTGTCTCATCGTTCGCACCAGCGATTGCTTGCGAATCGTATACCGTTACCGCTTGTTCTTTAACAAATTGGTTCATATTGATAATGAGTTTATGAACACTGATATCAGCATCTCGTTGCAGTCGTTTCAGTTGCGCTTGTTCTAGTTCATCATTTTCAATCTTCACTTTTTCTTGCAACGCTTTTTCGGAATCTGCTATACGTTGTTTCAAAGCTTCCTGTTCAGCTTTAAGCGCTTGGTTTTCTCTGGTGACTTCATCAACGATCTTCGTAGATTGCTTAAGCTGCTGATAGTCGTCTGGAACCTTTTCGACAATGACTTCTTTTTCAACTACTTCCGTTTCTTGCTCATTCAGATCATCAATCATCTGCGCTTGTAGTTTGATTTGCTCATCCTTAGCTTTTAGCTGTTTCTCAAGCTCACGATATTCTTTGGTGGTTTTTATATCACCTGAGAGCACCATTTCTACCGCTTCTGGTTTAGCTGACGGTTTGGATATTTCTGTTTTGAGTGTGGTTGGTAGTTCTTGGAACATTTCGATTTGTTCGACTTTTTCCATTTGATGGAAAAACTTACATTGATTGATATAGTTGTATACACTTTGCCTTTTCAAACCGATTGATTCGAACCACTTTACGAAAGTTCCTTCTCCATACTTGGCAAGCTTGTCCTGCGCTTCGATAAGGGTTTCTCCTAACTGAATGGAACTGTTTAGAACGATTGACTGTAGCTCTTGTTCTTTTACTTTTAAAAATTGAGCAATAGTATCATCTACTATTGAATAGTCAAAATTTGTTGAAACTTCATTCAATGTCATTCTCCTTTCTTTGGTATAATTTCCTTATCAGTCAGCGGCGCTTCACGATCCCGATTTTGTGTTCTTCCATGAAAGCGTCGATATCTCGAACATCGTATTTTGGGTTACTCTCATCATCAAGAACGATTTGTTTCAGTCCACGCTTAATCCATGCATTCATAGTCTTTGGACTTGTCCCAGCGTAGATACAAGCCTCACGCTGATTCAGGTATCGCTTAGGAACGTACTTTTTCAAAATAAGTTGAATAGTTTTTTCATCAATATCCGGCATGTTTTTCCCCCTAACTACAATTCATACATTGCGATGATCGAATCAATAATTTTGTTTGCTTCCGCAGAAGTCCGTTTGCCATTCAAAATCAAAGACAGATTACTCTTGCTAATGTTGAATCTTTTCGCAAGCGTTGTGTATGTTAAGAAAGGCGAATTATCAACATACGCTTTAATTTTTTCCCTGTCTTTTTGTGTAATTTCTGCAATGTCAGCCATATCTAAATCTCCTTTCACATATTTCGTAAACAAATTTAACGACTTATATATAAACTTGTTGACTGTTTTAACACCTAGTGTTAAAATTAGTCCATAGTTAAATAAGACATAAAACAATTGATTTTAAAGCTTTCTTGGCGGTTGGCGTTTAATCATCAATGGTGTTTTTGTTGTCCATTTAGTCGTTAAACTTGTTTACAAGAATTATATTAACACCTTATGTTAAAATTAGCAACAGTTTTAACATTTTTTGTTAAATATTTTTTCTTGAATGAAAGGAATATTGATATGACAACGTTTGAGAGAATAAAAAATTTAGCAAAGAATCAAGGAAAGTCCTTAAATACTGTGGAAGAAGAATTGGGGTATGGAAAAAACGTCCTTTATAGATTAAAGACAACTAACCCCTCAGCTGAAAGGTTACAAGAAATTGCTGATTACTTTGGAGTCAGCGTAGATTATCTTTTAGGCAGAGAAGACAAAGCTTCTTTAGCAGAAAAGCATGGCGTATTTGCGTTTGACGGAGAACCAGTAACAGATGAAGAAGTAGAGTTCTTGAAATCAGTTCTAGCTGCCAAAAGAGCTGCAGAGAAAAAGTAAAGCGATGTGATGTGTATATGTGCGAGGTTAATCATCATTTGCTAAAAATAGTAAATGATATGGGTTTGGATCTGATCTTTACGGATATGGATCGAAGCGGTATTTATTTTGCGGATGAGAAAGTGATTTTTTTAAGCGATAAATTACTTGAAAATAATTCAGATTTTGAAATATCCCACGAACTAGGTCATTGCATTAAAAAGCATGAAGAACTTTCTGCTTATTACAACGCAACAGATTACAGCAGGCGTAAATTAGAATTTGAAGCAAATAGGATTGCTATAGAAATACTTTTATTTATTTGGTCAAATGAATATGATTTCGAGAAAGAGCAACTAAATGCAGTTAAGTTCATGGAATATTACAACATACCATGGAATCTCGAAAGCTGCGTTCGAGAAAGCATGCTAAACTATGGATAAAAAATACCCCTACCGAAGTTACAGCTTCGATAAGGGAAACTCATTTCTGAGAGATTACAAAATTATTATATCAAAGAAATGAGGAAAAGAAATGAAAAAAGTAGTATATGGGTTGCTGTTTGCCACCTTAGTGCTTTCAGGCTGTGGCGGTCAAGGTGGCGACGGTGGTGATGCTGAAGAATCTAGTTCTTCATCAACAATTGCTGTATCATCTAGCAAAGAAGAAGTAATTGAGTTTAGTGTGTACCAACCTCAACATTACTTGGAAAACAATAATTTTAACTTGTCTGGTAAAGCTGATCCAGAAAGTAAAATTACCGTAAGTCAAGGTGATGAATTAGTAACAGAAATCGAGCCAACTGCTTCTGGGTCTTTTAGCATGACAGCTCCACTTCCAGAAACTGAAGATGTCACGTATGAAGTGTCCAATGGAACAGATACGAAAAAAGTGATTGTGAAATCAAAAGCAACGTTAGAAAAAGCCGCTGCTGAAGCTGAAGCTAAACGAAAAGAACAAGAAAAGAAAAAAGCTGAAGAAGAGAAAAAAGCCGCTGAAGAAAAGGCTGCAAAAGAAGCCGAAGAAAAAGCTGCTGCTGAAAAGGAAAAGAAAGAAGCGGAAGAAGCTGAACGCAAGGCTGCTGAAGAAGAGAAAGCAAGTTATGACACAGGCATTACTTATGAAAACTTAGCTAGAAATCCTGATACGTATATGCTTGAAAAAGTTAAATTCTACGGAAAAATCATTCAAGTGATTAAAGGAGAAGATGTTTCTCAATTTAGATTCGCTATAGATGATAACTACGATCAAGTTATCTTGATTGAAATATCAGAGGATCAGTTATCGAACAATCGCCTTTTAGAAGATGACTACATCACAATTCGAGGTGTCTCTTACGGTGAGTATACTTATTCTTCTGCTATCGGCGGAGAAATTACAGTGCCTGCTGTAGTAGTAGATTCTTTTGAACTTAACTAAATAAAAAAACACGCCCCTCATTCTTGGCAGACAGGGGGCGTGCAAACAGAAATAACCAATAGGTTACGCCTATTGTAACAAATTCTAGGAGTTGAAGCAATTGGCTAGGAAAGAGCAAGATATCCGAATAAAAGAGTACATCAAAAAAAATGGCGAAAAAGCTTATATGTTTCAACTGTACCTAGGGACAGACCCAGATACAGGAAAGCCAATTCGCACAACAAGGCGTGGTTTTAAGACAACAAGAGAAGCTCGTTTAGCAATAGCTGATTTAGAAGTAAATGGTATGCAAAAACAAGAGTCTCAACCACAAATGATTCATACCTATGAACAGATATATAATCTATGGTATGAGGAATACAAAACAACAGTTAAAGCTTCAACGTTACTAAAAACAGAGCGAGTTTTCAAAAATCATATACTTCCAGCATTTGGTAATAAACCTATACAAGACATCAAACCGATGGATGCACAGAATCAAATGAATATTTGGCACAAGAAGCTTGTGCGTGCAAGCATGGTTATGAATTATGCTGGATTGGTATTTGATTACGCAATAAGAATGCAATTGATCAATATGAATCCAACAAAAGTGATTAAGAAGCCTGTAAGGAAGGAATCAGTTAGAGAAGACAAAGATATGAATTTCTATGACAAAGATGAGTTGAAGAAATTTATGGCAGCTTTAGAAAACAACAACAATTTTAGAGCTTTTGTATATTTTCGTTTGTTAGCATTTACCGGAATGCGCAAAGGAGAATCATTAGCGCTGAAATGGTCTGATATCGATTTGGAAAAACAAACATTATACATAAACAAGGCTGTTTCGAGAAGTGCAACAGGGCTTTATATTCAAACGCCAAAAACTCCTTCTTCTATTCGAAGAATCTCAATTGATGACAAAACTGTGTCTATATTACAAGAGTACAAAAAAGAGTCTCCAGATGGTTTAGTCTTTCAAAGTGAAGATGGAGGAATATTATCGCCTGCTAAACCGAGAAAATGGTACCTAACTGCCATGAAAAACTTGCCGGATGATTTCAAACAGATATCTATTCATGGCTTTCGTCACACACATGCATCATTATTATTTGAAGCCGGTGCTTCTATTAAAGACGTTCAATCAAGGCTTGGTCATTCTGACATCCAAACTACAATGGATGTATATACCCACGTATCAAAAACAGCAAAAGAGCAGTTAGCAAATAGGTTTAATAATTACGTTGACTTTTAATCGTGGTAGTCAAAATGGTAGTCATTTCTAAAGAAGCATTGTTCTATCAATAAAAATGCGACTCCCGCCATCTCCATTAAGCAAAATCGATTAGATTTTCGTAGTTTTTCCTAAGTGTTCAAAACCTTGATTTAAAGAGGTTTTGGACGCTTTTTTTGTATTTCCAGTAACACAATGTTTTTCGTAGTTTTTCTTATTTGGTAGTCATTTGGTAGTCAAATGGTAGTCAAATTTTACCTTTGCACCGATGTGCTTTTCCTCGCTTTTCGTAAATCGTATATATTAATCTAGTGTTCGCTTTACAACAAGAACAAACGTTCGTATAATTCTTGCAAGGAGTGATTACAGTGAGATTCATTAAACGCGAAAATTTCGGTGATTATATAAGACCAGCAAAATTTTGTTTAAAGAATAAACTTTATGGATTTGAAAAAGCATCCCACGAAATTATTATCATAGACGGAATAGATTATAATTGGTGGATTTATAATAGTGATCGCTACTGCATGGCATTCCCGACCAAGGACATTGATCATGTTCTATTATTTGAAAGAGATTTTCAAGCTCGATTACCTCTCTCACGTAACGGAGAAAATTATCGTCTAAACGACTTTAAAAAAGCAAAACGTCCTATAAATCCATACACTGGAAAGGTATCTTAATATGAACATAATTAGTCTATATGAGCAGGGCTATATCCCTTATTCAGAGTTTGAACAGGAATTTCCTGAAAGTATATCCGAATCACAGGAGTGCTTATTTGGTACTCGTTGCGTTGAGTATTATGTCAAACTTACTTTTGGGAAAACTGATTTTAATTACTATGTACAATCATATGGAGGCGATCACCATGAAATCATTGAAAGGTGTGGTTTCGAAGATACGAGTGTTGAAGATGAGCAAGATCCCTTTGGTGCGTTTCTCGCTGGATAATGTAAACTGCTTGATTGCTGCACATAGTTTGAATTTCTTGGCAGATGTAGAGGAAGGAATGGAGATTGTGGTTGCTGGTGAGTATAATAGTAGGGAACAATTCGTTGTTAGGAAGTATTCGGTGATTGGTAGGACGAAGATCATGATTGAGTTTGAAGCAATGAAAAAAGGCTCCCTACTCTGAGTAAGAAGTCTTTTTGGAAATCTAGTTGTTTATCTATGTTAGATCACTATCGTTTTCTACTTCGCTGTTGTTTATATCTATACTAATCCTTGATGGATAAATTGGAATATCGTAAACTTCTTGAGAAAATAAAGACACGTAGAGATTGAATTTATTGTATATTTTTTCTACTATTTCTCTACCTATTTCTTCTTGAAATTTGCTATTTGTCTCGATATTTTCCAATGTCTCGTTTACCAATATAAATTTACCAGAAAAATCAGCACTCATAACGAATTTTTCATCTTTGTAGTAAGCTGTCGTTTCAGCGGAAATAATTAATCTATCTTTTATCTTCCCCGCTTTTATTTTCAAAGTATTGCTATCTTTAAGAATTGCATTACTATTTGCTTCGAAAATTAGATTTGTAACTTTAAGTGTTTCTTTTTCGAAATCCATACATTCTCTCCTATCATTTAATTAAAGAAGTTTTATTGGGGACAGCCTCTATTCTTGTGTTCATTCTTAAAGCAATGACCTCTTTAGCTATCGTTTCTTGATGCTCGTTAGTTGTTTCTAGTTTAGTTTCAAATCTATTGATATTAGTCTCTTGTAGACCTCGCTCTATAAGCATTTGCATAGCTTGATTTAGAGAGACACTATCGTAATCAGCATACTCCACTAAACGTCTGTGCAAGGTTTTTCCTAATCTAGCAGTTACTCTTCCGCTGAACTCTGTGCTGACTGCTAAAGTAGGTTTAGGTATAGATCCAGCTGTCCCTTCTTTAATACAAGTCGCAAAATATTCTTCTTTTGCAAGCTTAAGATCTTCCAAGGTTTCTTCCTCAGTAGTTCCATATACCTCTACAGGCAAATCCGTGTATTTGCCAACAAATCCTTTAAAATACTCATCTTCAAATGGTCGAATTGTATAGCCATAGTTACGTTCTAATAAATGTTCTAATGTCATAAATTTCTCATCCTTTCAATATAACTCAAGGCTCTTTTACCATACGGCGGGATTAAATTCTTAGAGTGTTTGACTATCGTTCTATTATCGAAAGGCCCAAAGAAATTAGGGACGTCACAACTGATAGTAAAATGAGTCGCTTTTCCACTATTTTGTTCTAACCTAAATCCATGCTTAACTAGTGCCTCTTCAACATCCTTAAATTTCGGATTACCCAAATTTCTTTTCAACTTTTCATACAGTTGATCTTGTTCTTCTGACAAATCATCACCACGACTTCCCCCGGCTTTTTAAGACACTACATACAGTGTCATCAATATCTGCAAATTAAATATATCATTCTGAATCTGCTTAATCAATAGTTACGCTTGATCTTGTTTAATAATTTAATATAATCATATACTAATAAACGTATGTATTTATAAAATTTTACATCACATAGACCTTGTTTTGATGCAATAAAAATTCCCTCCTGCTCGATTCTGAGTAAGAGGGATTTTAATTTTTGATATGGCTTAATATAAAAATGTCTAAAGTCATCTGTAAATTCTTTGACGGTTTTCTGAATAATAATTTCTATTACGTTAAAATAATGATAAAATAAACAAGAAGAGTATTAGGCGCACTTCCCCAAGTTTTCACCGCCTAACTACTCTTCTTAAAGTATTGCACGCAATTACTAATTTATAGCATAAACTAAATTACTGCAAGTAAAACGAATATAGTTTATGTAATGGCCCCTACTTACTTGAGTAAAGGGGTATTTTTGTTACTTAACGTCTTGCTCCAAGAACCAAGAATTGATTCCGTCCAATAAGTATGCTTTTTTAGATTTAGATTGATTAACTGATTTAATCTGTTTGATTTTATATTTCTTACCTTTAACCCACGACGGGATATTTTGCCCGGTCTGGTATTGAGTGGCATGACTTTGTACTGTCACTGTATCGCCTACTTTTTTAGTAGCGGTTGTAGTTGAGCTAGTAGCTAGTTGAATGTCGTTCTTGTGTGCCCAACCAAGGCTATCAATCAAATACGGTTTGTTACCGCTGACTATACGCTTGATTGTACCTGTTTTTCCACGACTAGCAGTCGAACGCCCAGCTCCTGTGCTTTCTTTATAAAGTGCATCAACAATTTTTACTTTGTCTCCCACTTTGAAATTAGAAGTGCTTTGATTTGAAGTATTGGATGAACTATTTGAAGATCCAGATGCATATCCCATCACTTTTAACAAGGCATTAACACCGGCATCCATTTTTTTAGACATGATATCCATATCTTTCTTACTATCTACAAATCCCCATTCAATCAAAATAGCTGAACCAGATGATGCCCGGATCACATACAAGGATGTAGTAGCCTTCGCCCCACGATTTACCCATCCAGTAGCCTTACATACTGCAATACAAATCTCCTCTGCTAATTTTTTAGCTGCTGTATTTCCTGCATAATACCAAACTTCAAAGCCGTTTGCAGTTCCGTTAAATGCATTCAGATGGTGACTAACATGATAACTTTTTCCTACAGCATTCATTTTACGAACGATAGTGTATAGGTTATCATTTACAGTTCTCCCAACGTTATCTGTTGCATCTACTGCTTTGGTTGCAGCACGGAATTTATCATGAATTTTCTGAGCAACCTCATGCTCTTTAAGTCCACAACCAGATGCCCCAGGAACGATCGCATTGTGTCCTCGATGTGAGGTAGAATTATAATATTTGACCATGATTATTCTCCTTTCCCAACATAAAAGTAGTCGTCTATTTTTTCGGCTGGATTATCAGTTTTTTCGCGTTTTTTCACTTCAAACTTGAAAGTTTCATCCTTACCAGTCTTCGTAAGATTTTTGTTCAATGTGTAAGTTTGTTGTCCAATATGATTCATGGTGTGCGCTGCATCTTGCACAGGATCTACTTCCTTGACGATTTCTGGTTTTGCTACTGCTTCAAAGTCCTCTATAAATTTAGCTTTGTTTCTCATAGATATCCCTCCAATTTCTGTATTAAAAAAGAGCAGCTTATTCAGCCACTCCTTGGTCAACGCCATCTTTCATTCCTTTTACTGCAGATTCGATTAACAGATTCAACTCGTCTTCAGTAAACTTAATGCCGTTCTTGTTAAATAAGTCTACTAACTGAGCCTTGGCTTCTTGCAACTTAGCATCTCCATTTGCTTCTGTGTAAACTTGCTGAACAGCAGTGACCACAATGTCCACATAGTTCTTCTTGCTTTCCAATTGCGCCAGCACGCCTTTCCTCTTCAAATATGCTGTTCCTTTTTGTCCGATGAAAGTTGTCGCCAAACCAACAACGACAATCAACAAGTTTAACAATACATCCTGTAATGCTTCCATTTAAATTCCACCTTTCAAAATTGCATTTTCATTTTTCAACTCTTCGTTCTCGTCTTCTAACTCTTCAACCAATTTTTGGTAGTAAGCAATTTCCTTCTCATACTTGTTTTTGATATCAGAAATTTCTGCTTCAAGTTTATCGACTTTCTTCTCTAACTTATCTACCATCTCCTGATACTTTCTGTAGAGAACATCGGCATTTTCAGTATTAGTCTTTTCGAGATTTGCTTTGTTAGAATATTTAGTTCCTAGATAGGTGATATACCCACCGCCAAGAGCCACAATGATCGTAGTCAAGTTGATGTCTTCCACAGTATCAGTCCTCCTTGATGGCAATCCCCATCGCAAGGAATGCCATTGCCAAGGATAAAATGCCGATTGTATTTGGTGGTGCAGATAAAACAAAAGACACCCCGAAGAGTGTCCAAAAGAATGTTAGCAATACTAGCACTGTATGCTTTAATTTCTTGTTATTTATCACAATGCCCAATATTTTCAGAATACCCAGTATTATAAACACAGCACTGATTGCTCGATAGTCGAATAGTTCATCAACCAACTGATATACTCTGTACTCCTGCAAAATTGCTGGGTGTAGAAGCAACTGTAAGCCATAAAATACAGACACGATACTGAGAACTAAACTATCCCATTTGAGGATAATTATATTTTTCATATGCCACCTACTTTCCTAAAATATAATCCACAACACGATTAGCCGAAAAAGCAGACAACCAAGAATGATTGTCCGCCAGCTTTGTTTTTTCAAGCATATACTTCTTAAATAAAAAGTTCTTTTCTTAACTAAATTAAGTCAACATCTTCAACAAAATCGAGTGCTGGTTGTTCCGTTCCCGACAACGACTCAACTTTTATTGTTAATTGTCTATTACCTCTGCCTCTCAAAACCATATCTATTCCAGATCCATTCATTTGTTCTTCTTTAACTAAAATCTTGGATAATCGATTTCCGATAAACTCGAAATTGTTTTTTTGATTGCTGGCCATTGCCCCTAATCTAAGTTGTTGCTGCTCATCATTTTGGGTAATATATCGACAATCTTCAAATAAAACTGTCGATGGCTCAGAGAAACCGTTATTAGTATGGTAAGAAGCTGGTACCGCAGCAGCTTGTAGCCACTCAGTTTTGAACGTACAGTTTTTATATCTGTGATTCTGTCCACTCTTTGTCCCAGCACCTAATGCTTGTGGATCAGTTCCGGCGTTTTCTTTTATAAAGATAACATTCTCGGCTACAAATTCACTAGCACCAGCAAAATCTGGATGGCAGGCATATCGGCAGTTTTTACCTATCAAGGTCATATTTCTGATTTTTCCATTTCCAGTTACTGAAATCGGAGAAACTTGACGAATATTATCAAAGCTATAAAGATCAGAATCCAAATCAGCTTGAATTACTCCTACTCCTTTTCCATCCAAAATTTTATTATCTTTTAATTCATACCCTAAAAATGTATTCTGACTGATTTCAGACTGAGAGAATTCTTCTTCTACCGTAAATATATCAGTGAATTCAATGATTGTTCCTGGAACTGTACTATTTAAAGCTTGTTTTAAACTTGTAAAATCTGCAGTTCCATCTTTTTTTACTACAACCGTTGATTTAGACTCAACCCCTAGTAGTTCCCCTATTCTATTTGCACTTTCTTGGTTGATCCATTCGCTATCAATTTCTTGGATGGGTTTTAATACCAAAGCATCCTTTTCTTCATTTCTTAACGTTAAGCGAATGTATTTGATATCATTCGTCAGATCAATGTTTTCGAGTTCTTCCGCTTTTGCTCTTCCTGTTACATAAACCCCAAAACTGTCATACAAAGCAAATTGTTCGTTTGTACCCTCTATTCTCCACTTATATCTAGGATCTATTTCAATGAAATCGCTCACTGAATAATTTGCATTAGCGATAGCCGCCCCAGAAAGGTAATTGATATAACGCCCAGCTATTACACTGGTTTTATCGAAAAAATTAGATTCTTTAGCAATCATAGGCAAAAAACTTAGTTTATTCGTTTTTAAAACAGTATCTCCAATAGTCGCTGGATCTAATAAATCTCCTGGTTCAAACATCCCGTCTTCAGTGCCTATATATATTTTTTCAACTTCATCAACTCTGACTGTTTGCCAAAGTGCCGTTGCATTGCTTGGTGTTTGTGGCATCGCAGTTACTGAACTATAGCCACTAATATAGTTTCCTGACAAATCCTTAAAACAACCTTGCTCATTCGTTCCATATATTTTAAAGGGGATATCGCTTGAAATAGGAACAATGACATAAGCATAGTTTTCGTTAGACACTACAGCCCCGCTTTGGTAGCGAACATATCCGCCCCAATAAGTATTCTTTTGATTTACCATATTTGAGCTGGAATTTGTTTTGAGTATACTAACATTCAACTTTCTTCTATTTATCGATTTATCAGGAACTACATTTCCACCGAAAACATTCCCTTTTGTCCATGTTCCGTTTTTCCATGTGTACATATACCCAGTAACGACAGAATTGACTGTTTCAAAAATTACTGCGAAACCTGTCCTCCCTGAAGGATAAGCAGCGCTGAGATCTGCTAAACTCTGGAATTCTCCCAAGAAACCAGATTGAACTTGATCTAAGGTGCTATCAACATATTCTTTATCCGCCTTGTTTATTCCCAAAGTATTTATATCAGTCCTAAATTTATTAGCATCAGCTAACACAGCTACTTTATCTGCTTTTTCAATAGACAAACTGTCGATATCCGTCCGAAGTGCAAACGGTTCTAGCTTATCTTCAATTTCAGCCTTATTATAAACATCAGCGTTATTAAAAATTTCGGTTTGCTCGTCAATTCGTTGCTCTAACTCTTGCATTTTAGCAGTCGAACCAGCTTCAAATTCGCTCCATCCTTGCCAAAAATCCTCGGTGAATTCCGTTAGGTTTGTGTCAATATCGGATACCCCCATGTTGATATAAAAATACCCAGCGTGCATCGTTTGATTGTTTGAAAAATTGATATATAGCCCGCATCGAATCTGCCCCTGATATCCTAAAAACTCTCGTGGGATAACGAAAGAGACGATTCCCTTCAGAGGATCAACAATTTCAGGAGTATAGATCAATTTTTGATTTTGGTTATTGAGTTTGACGGCAGAAAGTCGGATTTCTGTTCCGTTGGGTAAATCAAGCGGCTTGCCATCCATTAAAATATGGATCAGCTGGAGGCCGCTATTCTCATCATACGAGAAATACTGAATGTCTTTAGATTGAATAGCTTTCCCGACTGGACTGATCTCGATTGAAAATTCGTTTGTTTTAAAAATCTTGTTATCTTCATTCATCATGCGAACACCTGCCCACCATAAGTTTTAGATTCCATCGTGGTACCGCTGATCGAAGCACCGGTGGCACGATAAATAGTTGATCCTTCTGATCGATATACTATATTGTTTTCTGTTCCTGAAATGTTTGTAATTCTCACGCCCGTTCCAAAAGCGCCTTTGAGCGCATAATATTGGTTTGAAGCGTGGCAACTGTAAATATTTCCAGAAACACATCGCTCCCATCCAAATGCTGTATAGCCATTGATATTTTTCGTGTTTTGAACCGCCCGGCATCCCTCTGCAGCGCCGTACATTGCCCCAGCAAAATAAACAAAATATTTCGGTGAATTCGCTACATCCGTTTGGGTAAAGCCTCTGACCGCACAGTACATTCCACAATCAGCGAATCCAACTGACCTCACAAAAACGCCGGTATCTCCGACTGAAGCATCTACTACCGAAAGGTTCGTTGCTACGATCTCAAGCTTGCCACTTGTGATATTGGAAATCACGACATCTTCCAGATACACGCCTGGTTCCACATAGATATAGAATTGGCTCGTGGATAGCAACGGCAGACTATTGATTGCCGCTTGAATCGTTTTGAACGGTTTTTCTTCTGTTCCATCAGCAGTTGTGTCGTTTCCTAAGTCCGCGGAAACAAATAATGAGATCGAGCCGCCAGATCCTCCATAGAGTTCTTGGATCGTTGAATTTAACTGAGTGATAGCATCACTCTGATTTTTGATCAACTGATTCACTAGTGCCAGTTCTTCTTTAGTTAACAGCTCACCAGCCGCCAACCGTTCTCGAAGCGTTTCAAAAATAACACCATCAGCGTTGACCCGCGCATCCACAACTTCATTCGGGCTATCACCGCCAGCGTTCAATACGAGATTATCGATCCGTTTATTTGTTGCTTGATTTCTTTGATCAACTCGTGTTTCCAATCCATTTAAATAATCGACATTGTCATTAAACGTCTTCTTCCACTCTGAGCTAATCGCGTTTTTTACTAATTTCATTAAGCCCAACTATAACACTCCTTTCTTCTTCAGACCCGCAAGAATATTTGTCATTGTTTTTTTATTATTCGATAACGTGACTTCCGGCGGTTTGTTAGGTATCAGTGGATATTTTTTCAATCCGACTACTTGAATCATCTGACAAATATTGAGTGGCTCGTAGACAAACGTTACTTTGTCCCCGCGATTTAGATCAATCGCCCATTTGATATTGACGGTTCCCGAAATATCCGGATAATCGTGGATATCCCGCCTTAGTCGTGCGCTCATACTGCTTGCGACCGTGAATCGATCATCGTTCACGGGATCTTGAATACGGATGCCCCACTTGCTTGATTCAGGCGACGTATACGTAATCGGACTAAAATAGTAGTTTTCGTCTTCTTTCTTCTTTCCAAATCCGCGAATCTGCGTTTTCAGGCTATACGTATCGATTTCAAAGTGGACTTCATCGGTATTAAACTTGTATCGGATCTGTTCCTGCGTTTCATTGCCGTAGTAAGTCCGCGGATAAAACCGCAAGTGTTTATTATCAGGGATCACCACTGCATCGTAGTCCGTCAGCACTTCATCGATCAGCTTCAGATAGTTTCCATCGCCAAAATTCTCCTGCTCGATTCGACTGAAGACACCGTTCGTATTGATTACTTCATAGCTAAACCCTCGGTTACCAGCTGAAAAGATATGCGATAGACATTGATTGATAGAGAAAGTCCCTGTCATCTGCTCGTATTGATAGCCATCTTGGATCGTGTAATAGACGTGTGTGGCAACCACTTCTTTAAATCGCTGTGCGCCGACTGCGTAGTCTTTCATCTGTTTGACGATAAATTCCTGCCCGTTCCAAAAAACAGAGCTTTCGTAGTCTACGAGATCAAATGAATGGGCATTGGCTTTGGTTTTCATCACCAAAAAGCCGACTTCCCACGTTTCGTTTTCTTGCCAATTTTCAAAAAAAGAGTCCCTGTCAACACCGACAAGGATCTCTTCTTTGGTTTTCTCGAAATTTGCTATTACGATATCGTTCATTCCATCACCTACTTATACAGAAAACGGAAATCCCACGCCGTTTTGATGCGTGAAGCGTTGGAGATTTCGATTTTATTTTCGCCAGGCACTAAACTGATCAAGCCGTGATTTGTATCAATCCCACAGTGAATACCATTTTTTAGAGGATAGACACCATCAAGCGTTAATGTCTCGCCGCTAACGGAATTGAGTGAACCACGGTAGATAAATCGCTCACCGGTGGTTGCATTGAACACTGTGAGATTGCCGTATGACATTCCTTCAATTTTGATTTTCAGGTAATTTTCTCTTGGATCAATCGTGAAATCGCCGGCATTGAAAATCGCAAAGCGGCTGGTCTGATGGACGTATTCATAGTCTTCTGAAACCAAACCTTGTGAGAATTGCCAGCTTTCATCTAGGCTGAAAGCTTTTAGTGTAGTGGATAAGGATTCTGAACAGCCCTTAAACACATTAAATATGACTGTATAGTTTTGATAAGTGTTATACCCCTCGTTCTGTTCAAATGAGGTGGGATACACTTCATACATTTTACCCGGTGACAGCTCGTGCGTGATATAATACGAGCCCTTTTTAAATATCAGTTCTATCAACTCTGTTTCAAGCAATTCTTTCTCCCATTCGCTTTCAAAGAAAATGTCTATGTCAAATTGAATTTCAAATGATTTAAATGATTCGTTAATCGGTCTTGATCCATTACTACCACTAAACTCTTGATACTCTACATTGTGGTTTGGGGATGCTCGTTTTATATCTTTGAAGACGATTTTCATTTTTCGCTGAGGGTCAAACCAACCACTCCCTTGATCAAACAAAACCTTATAAAACATCAAACATCCCCCTTTGTATAGTTCAACTTAGTAAAGTTTTTTCCTAAATGTTTATCAGTAACAGCGGATACCTCATCGACATCCAGAATTGCTTTCAAAACATTCGGTTTTTTAACGAGTTTATCCAACAGCGAAATCATTACATCCAACTTGTTTTCTAAACCGGAATTGTTGTTTTGTACTATGACTTTGTTGTTGTTTTTATTAGAATCAGTGTCTATGCTCCGCAAGTTTTGGACCAACTTAGAATTTTCAGGGATACCCACACCATCTGCATATTTAGGCACTCCAAGTTTACGCATGATTGTTTTAGTGAGACTCGCTCGAGCAACTTTCGTTCCTGCAGGAGCATTGGGAATATACACATTTCGACCTTGAGGAATAAAGGGCACTTTTCCTGGAAACTTAACCAGTTCTTTATATACTGGACCAGATTGATCATTGACTATCATATCCCCTCCGGGATGATAATTTGTTCCTGTTGCATTAGGTATTGCTGTTTGACCAGTTCTTCTTCCTCTATATTCGACATCAATGACAACATTTTTGCTATAAACCTGTGCAATTGCGTTTTTAGCCCTTTCTACTTCTGAGTAATCGGCCGTGGCATGTAAGTGTTTAGCACCAATGCTAGTTTCATTGTAGTTTCTAATTTTAGATTGTGCTTTATTTATATTACTAATGACACTTGTATTGTCTCCAAACAATTTCTTCAAATCGGGACTTAATTTATTGTATTTTTCCAAAGCAGATTGAGTTTGTTCAACAGTTAGCTTAGCTGGGTTATCAGCAATTAGGGTTTTAACTTCTGGAGGTAAAGCATTCCAATCAGACAGTTTCCCTTTAGTATCAAGCAACTTGTAAAGAGCATCTGCATTATCTACACCTAAAGTTTTCCTATCAGATTTATATGCATTCCATAATCCCATCTCTTCTATTGTGTCATATAAGTTGAGCATTGCTTCATCATTGCCCACAAGAAGCTTTTTATCAGTAAGATAAAGATTGTTCCACTTACCAGATTCTCCCATAGCAATAGCAATTTCTTCTTTTGCATTTGTAGAAATATCAGCATTTTTAGCAATAAATTTTAGCTGTTGCCAACCTTCATCCGTTGAAGCCATATCTTTCAATACATCAGCCATGTTTGTTCTGACTTCACCAGTTTTCGGATCGAGAGCCATTTGATTCCACTGGATATCGGCTTCTTCGGTGCCTTTAGCTAACATATCAAGATTTTTTGTTGTATCATCGACACTTGAATTCACTAAATCAGCAACTTCATCAACGGTCCATCCATACTGTTGCCAAACAGATGACATTTGTTCCAAACTGTAGCCTTGTTCCAACCGTAGTTTTGCTAAACCTAGTATCATAGATTCAGAACTATTTTTATGTTCCTTATCCAATTCTTCAAGCAAAGCTTTTTGTCTTTGTACATTATCCTTAGTACCTTCGATGATCGCTTTTCTATTCTGTTCATACTTCTCTTGTTCTGTATTTAAAGCTTTTCCAACACTATTTGCTCGATCCTCAAGTTGTCTGTCAGTAAGCTTGCTTAATTTGTCTTGATACGCAGATTCAATTGCAATTCGTTGCTCAGAAGTAAATCCTGCAAGTTTTAGCTGCTTATCTGATAACTGATTGTAATTTGCTTCTATATATGCACGTTCCTGATCAGATAGTTCGCGGCTATTTTTACTTGCATCAGATAAAATTTTGTTGATACGGTCAACTCTTTTTTTTGCTTGATCCGCTAACTGCTCACCATATTTTTTATCATTTTCAGCTTGCTGCTTTAAACTATCTTGAATGCCTTGGTTATCAACACTCTCGGCATTTTTCTTTTTTCGTTCATATTCTTTGTCAATAGTTGCTTGTATAGAGTCAATAATTGCGTTATTTGCTTTAATGGCTTTATCAGCCGATCCTTTAACTCCATCTGCATATTCATCAATATATTTGACTGCTTTTTCCCGTAATTCATAGGACTTAGTAATCACTTTATCTTGTTCTTCGGTTACTTTAGTTCCCCACTTAGCTCCTGCAAGTTGGTGTTCGTCATATGCTTTTTTACCAAGATAAACTGCTCCAGCAACTGCACCTAATGCAGCAATACCTATGGCGACTGGTCCAGCCAAGCCTGCAATTGCTGTGCCCATACCGGCAATTCCTCCAGTTGTTGCTCCAGCTGTTCCAGCCCCAACTGCTGTTGTTGCGGCTGTTCCAACACCCGAAATTGAAGTTGCTAGGCCACCCAACGCTTTCTTTTCAGCTGCATCAGCTGCAAGTTTGACAATACCCTTTGAAAGTTTTCCAACACCTTTAGTGACAGATCCAACTATAGAAATACCACTCCCAAGTAGTTTGAGAGTTGGACCAGCTGCGGCAGCTATTAGTCCCCATTTGATAATGTTTCTTTGTTGTTCTTTATCTAAAGAGCTGAAAGACTTCGCTAGATTACCCAGACTTTTAATCAAAGTCTTAGAAGCTTCAAGACCATCTCTTAATGCATCAACAAGTGGACCCCCAAATTCAATAGCTGCATCTACTACTTCATTTTTCAACATTTTCAATTTGGATTCTGTTGTTTCATACCTTTTGCCTGCTTCTTCAGCAAGAGCCGTATTTTCACCAAATGCTTTATTCCCCATCTCAACTGCACCAGAGAAAACACCGCTAGCATTAGCAGCTCTTAGCAAGCTATCTCGCAATCGAACTTCTTTGATATCCATGTCATCTAAGACTTTAATAGCAGATGTTCCGTTTTCCTCAGCTTTACCAAGACCTTCAACAAATTTCATGATTGCCGTGCTTGGATCATCTTTGAACATTTTTGAAAATTGCTCGCCAGTTAGTCCAGCTACATCAGCAAACTGCTCCAATGAGGTTTTTGATTTATCAGCTTCTTTGTACATCTTCTTCAATTCAGACGAAGTGAAGCCCATTTCTTTAGAAACACCAGTTAGTTCCTTGCCACCGTTTCGAACAGCAGAAACCAATCGTTCCCATGACACACCTTGATCCTCAGCATGTCCCTTTAACTCTTCAAAGGCTCCGGTCCCTTTTTCAACAGCCAGTTGCATTTGAACCATGACTTTAGAAAAGGCAGATCCACCAGCTTCTGCTTCAACACCAACCGAACTTAACGCAGCAGCAAAACCTAAAATGTCCCCTTCACTCATTCCTACTTGGTGTCCTGCTCCAGCTAAACGTAATGCCATTTCGGATATTTCTGATTCGGTCGTTGCAAAGTTATTTCCCAAATCTACAATAGCTGAACCAAGATTGCTAAATTTATCTTGAGACATTTGTGTTATGTTAGCAAAACGAGCCAACTCAGTAGCAGCTGTTTCAGCGCTCATGTTTGTTGACTCACCTAAATCGATCATTACTTTAGTAAATGCCGAAACATTTTGTGTTTGAATGCCTAATTGTCCTGCAGCCTCTGCTACAGAGGCAATTTCTGAGTGCGTTGAAGGTAGTTGCTTAGCTAAATCTCTCAAACTGCTCTCTAAATCATCGTATGAATACACTACATTTCCGTTACTGTCCACAACTTCGTCAGAAGTTTTCTTGACACCAGCGAAAGCAGACTCCCAATCAATAGCTGCTTTTGTAACTGCTGTTGCTCCTGCAACTAATGGAAGAGTAATTCCTGTTGTTAATGTTGATCCTACACTAGATACCACACTGCCAAACTTTTGGATTTTCTCGCCTTGTTTGATGAAAGCATCGCCCTGTTTGTTAAGCCATCCAGTAACTCCATTCGTTTCAATATCAAGACGAGCTAATTGGCCAACAGTAGATTTTAATTGCTGCTCGTAGCCAGCTAGTTTAGCTTGAGCATCGTTATATTTTTGAGCTGCTTTAGCAGTTGTCGAAGTAGCATTTCCTTGAGAATCTAAAGTCTTGTCGTAAGCTTGCTTTAGATACCCTAACTCATTTTTTTGAGCCTCAATAACTTTGTTTAAAGCTTGCTGCTTAAATGCGAGAGCATCTATTTTTTTGCCGCCTGCATCAGCAATCTTAAAACCTGCTTGCATTTCTTTTGCTGCTGTCTTAGTAGCACGAGTAGCTCCAGTTAAACTACTAGAAAAAGCTGTAGTGTCTAATCCCAGGGTAATCAGCATCTGCCCGAGTGGTTTTCCATTTTGAACCAAGTTTTCTCCTCCTTTCCTTATCTATTGATTTCCTTAAACCAATCTTCCATAGAGACAACTTCTCTTCTATTGGCAGAAGGTTGATTGCTATCGGTGTCCGAAAACATAATTTCATCCAAGTATTGAACATCGGTTTCTAGAATTGTGTTGATGTTCCATCCCGGAAAAGCTAATATAGTTTGTTTCATAAAGTTAATTAGAGAAGAATAAAGTTCGCTTCCCTTTAGACTTCCTTTTTTGGGTCATCTTCCTCAATTACATCCGTTTTTTTCAATCCCAAAACTCGAAATAAAATGATATCCATAATAACAGTATCTTCGACATCAATGCCGTTCAAAATCGCATCGGCCGTCACTTGCTTGTTATCAAAAAGACCAGCGACAAATTTTGCTCTAAATTCTGTTAATTCTTCAGATGTAGCAGGGTTAGGCTTTCCGTTTTCATCAACTCGTTCTACTAATTCAGTTTCTTCTCGCACATAGTCCAATCTTTTTTTAAATGGTACAAAATCTTGTGTAAAAGTTTTTGTTTTACCATCCTTCATACGTAGTTCTAATTTAATTTCTGACATCTATAATTCCTCCAATTAATCAAAAATAAGAAGGCTAGTCTTTCGACTAACCTTCTTCTGGTTCTGTTAATGTTAAAACGTGTGTGTCCGTTTTGTTACCGTCAGCTGTTTTACCAGTTGTTGTGTACTCACCAGCAGGCACAGCATCTGTCCAAGTGATATTCCCTCCTGAAGTTACGGCTAGTCCTGCAGTTGTTGGTGCAATGCTATAGGTTACCGTCTTATTAGTTGCATTAGCCGGTGATACTGTAGCCGATAATTGACGATTTCCAGCGGTTCCTGCTACTGCTGTAGACGTTTTAGGTGATAATGTTACTCCTGTAACTGAAATTGGAAGAGTTTTAAATGAAGGAATGTCAATTTTTTCAGACTCCGTTTCACCTTTCACGCGAGCCACTTGATATTCTCCTTTGGCTACATCCGTATTTGATCCAATTCCTGCGATTGTTAGGGGAGATTCACCTTCAACTACTAGCGTGTCCCCTTTGTAAATTCTGAATGTATCAGCCATAACGTTCTCCTTTCTTAAGTTAAATCGATGACTGCCCCGTCAGTCGTTGGTGTGACATTGCCAATCTCAGGGGAAGTTACTCCCCCGCTGCGTCAAATAATTCCGCTTCAAGCGCGGTAAATGATTCATCCCCTACTGCAAATCCCACAGTTTCGTTATCATCACCGATTTTTTTAGGAATAGGAGCGAAGGTAAATTGATCAGCCTCTGGTGTTGGCGTGGTTCCTTCTTTCGTGTTTCCTGCGATAGATTCTCGACCGAATTTACCAGCATATAAACCTGTCCCCATTTTTTCACCACGAAGGGTTGCAGATTCAAATAAAACGGCGCAATATGGCGGTTTTGTTTTTTCGCCTGCATGATAAACACCATTTGTTGCTTTTTTACGTCCCAAAACTTCGTTTTCAACTTCAAAAGGCAAATCTAGTGCGCTAAAAGTTGCAGCCACTTCACCTGTACCTTCTTGGATAACCCAGTATGGGATATCCGATCCATAGGCCTTAACTGCTTCTGGCGATAAACCAGTGATTTCAAAGGCGCTCGTAGCACCTTTGTTTGTGGTTCCTTCAATGACGTATTTCTTGCCAGCTACTGGTTTTAATTCTTCATCTAAAATTTGAATAGTTGCTCGTTTAAATCCTACTAAAGTCAATGTTATTTCCTCCTTGTATGTGTATATTGTCTAATCAATATATGCATCTTATTATTTTCTGAATGAGGTCTATCTTCTCCGTAAACTTGAAAAAATTCAGCTTCTTCCATGCCACGATCCAATTTGTCATTCAATTCCTCAATATCCGTTTTCTCTATATCAATAAAAGCCATCACTTGAATGCGATAGCTCCTCGAATGATATTTGTCTGATCCATGAGACCCGTTTGTTTCTCCTACGTTCTCTATCTTGAAAAAAGGTACTTCCTCAAAACTTTGATACCGTTCAGGTACTAAATAAGGAAAGAAAAGATTAGGGTCAATTTCCGGAAATATACGCGGCAGTATTTCAACCGCTACTTCCGCAACTGGTGTCATAGCCCTAAGCCTCCTTTCAGTTGCTCCATATACTCCTGCATGACAGTTTCCGCTTCGGTCTCGACGGTTTTTTCTATAAAGTGTTGACCACTTTGAAATTCGGTTCCCATATTCACGACATGAGCACGGAAATAAGCGCCTCGACCGTAGCCAACATCGACGTCACCGTTATCTTGTACTGCACCTACAGTTACTGTCTCTTCAAGCAATGTCTTTCCAGTTGATGCATCGACTGGTGTGTTTGCTTCTAAAGCTTCTCCTAGTTTAAACCCTGCTGACTTTCCTGCCTTACGACGGATCTTGCCTTCAACGTCGGCAATAGTCTGCGCAACATTCTTTTCTAAGTCTCCAAGGTCGATTGTCACAGTCATTATTCCACCGCCTTAAGTATCAAAAGCATAAAATCTTCATTTTCAACATCTGGATTGATATCAACAATGTTATATCGAACTCCCTTTATGCTAACTATCATATCGGGAGTGACTGTTTGTTTTTGCTTTTGCCGAATCACAATGTTAACAGTGTTTTTATAAGAAGTATCTTCACTTTTAACTTCGCTGAGATATTTTTGTTTGTAGCCAAACCATGGCTTCATCACCTCAACGTAGTTTGGTATTTTTGTGCCGTTTGGTCCTGTTTTAAAACCGGCTTGTTTCAAAAACTGCGCTCGTTTAGTAAGTTTTCCTGTACGACTAACCGCCAATAGGATCACCTTCCTTAAACACCTTATATTCCGCTTTTAATAATGAAACCAAGCTTGTATATCCCAAATCGAATTCTCGCAAGGTGCCATTCATATTACTTGATTCAATCGTTGCCGATCTAGCTTTGTAATAATGGTCAGCAAGCATTATGGCAGCAGTGTTAAGCAATTCCACAATCTCGTTTTCTTGAACATAGAAAGAGGGCTTGTCTCTTCCGAGTGCCCCCTTAATCGTTCCGATTGCTGTTGTAAATGCTCTAATCACTTCTTTGTCATCATCATCCGTATCAATTTTCATTGCAGCTTTGATTTCTTCTAAATCTTTTTTGGGATCTAACATACTATGAGCCCCCTTATTGAAGCTCTATAACAGCTCCATCAGTGGTAGGATCTACCGATAGAACTTCAGGGGCTGTTATTTTGACACTGCAGCCAGACGGAACGCAGATGCTAGTTTGATACGATGGTCAAACCATGCAGTTACAACAAACAAATTGATACCAGTCTTAACGTCTTTGTCCTGTTCGTATAACGCATTGATATCATAGTTGAAATGAGAATATGAGAAGTCACCAATGACTGGAGTAACTGCTGCATCACTGAATACAACCGGTTTACCTAAAATTTGCTCTGGTTGTGCAGTGTATAATGTAGCATTTCCATTCGCTAACGTTTCAATAATTTCAAGATAGTCAGCATAACGCATAACAATTTTTGCATTTTCTCGGTAGTCTTCATGCAAATCTGCAACTGCTCCTTTGATGGCTTTATACATGTCAGCTGCTTCGATTTTTTTAATGTTAACGACAGTCGTATCATAAAAGCTCATATGTTCTTCACCAGTTTTTGGCGTTGTTGCGAATGCTACTTTTCGTTCTTTAGCTGCCACCCCAGATTGCAAATTAGCTTCTACAGTAGTAACAAGATTAGTGTTTGTTCCCAACAGAATAGTTTCAGAAATACCGGTAAATACTTTGAATTTATTGCGTGTAAACGAAACTGTGTCACCTGTTGCTTTAAGTTCTTTAGCTGTTTCTTTGTCCGCAATAAAGTCATCGTCATCGAGCGTGAAAGTAACTTTTGGAATTTCCAAATTTGGAATGCTTGTAATAGTTGATAAACCGCGAAGCTGATTTTTAACTACTGGATCAGAGATAACATCATTTGCAACAGTCTTAGGCAAGAATTTACCTCCACCTGTACTGTCGTCACCTAATACCTGGTATACATCTGTTGGCACTGCTTCTTTTGCCATAGTTTTGCGGATTAATTCAGCTTTAGCATCAATTACTTTTTGTTTAGGATCGCTTGAGTCTGAAAAGTTGCCTTTTGCTAAGCTGGCTTTCTGCTCGGCTTCTAATTGGTCATGCTGATTTTTGATAATTTCAAATCGTTGCTGCAAATCTCCCTTTGTTTGATTCAATTGATTCAATTCATCCATAGATGTTTTCGGATCAGCGGCTTTTTGAGTAATATCGTCATTTGTTTTTTGAATTTGGTTACCAATTGTAGCCATATCTTGTTTTAATTCGAAAATTGTTTTCATTTATTAAAGTCCTCCTATAATTGCGCCAATCAAGGCATTGTTTTGTTTTGCTTCTTCGATCATTTTTTGTCTAGCTTTTTCTTCATTTAGCGATTGAGTTGTTGACTCAAACTCTTTAGGAACGTTGTTATACTTTTGAAACAATTCCTTGCTGACACAAGCAGCAATTTGCACTGTCTCTGAAACTTCGTCGCACAACCCAATTTCTAACGCTTCAACTGCTGATAGCCATGTTTCTTCATCCATGATTTGCTTGATCTTTGCTTCGCTTAGCTTGTCTCCGCCTTTAGATAAGTAAGTGATTACTGAAGACTCTGCGATTTTGTCTAAGTCATCTGCTTGTTTGCGTAACGCTTTAGCATTGCCTACGCTGTAGGTCCAAGGGTTATGAATCATTAACATGCTGTTCTCAGGCATTACTACCTTGTCAGCACTAGCGACAATCACACTTGCAATTGAGGCAGCCAAAGCATCTACATGCGCTACGACCGTCGCTTTGTGTTGTTTCAGCATGTTTCCAATTGCAATTCCTTCGAAAACAGACCCGCCAGGGGAATTCACATGTAAATTAATCTGCTCAATATCACCTAACGCCTTTAAATCTTTTTGAAAACTAGCTGCTGTCGTGTCGGTGTCGTCCCATTTATATGAGACAATTTCTCCATAAATTGAGATGTCAGCCTCTTTTATATTGGCTGACTGCTTCACTTCCCAAAACTTTTTCACTTTTCCACCTCCCTTCAAGGCAAAATAAAAAGACCTAACTTTTTTCAGTTACGTCTTGATTGCTTTTATTTGATTTTCGTAGTGTAGGATCCATTTCCAATGGATACATATCGCCGGATATCCATAATTCAGAAGCTTTGCCGCCTTTAGGTGGTAACTCTTCAAGCATTCTGACCTCGTCTTGGGCCATCCATCCGTCTCTAATTGCTCCATGATAGAATGCCTGTCGTGCAGCTGAATCACCTCTTAAAAGAGCATTGAGATTGAATTTAAAATAAATTCCATTAATACGCTCTTTAGAAGTTAAAATCTTCTTGTTGAATTCTCGTTCATACTGTTTAACAATTGGAGAGAGAGTCATATTAACAAACAGTTGCATTAGTTGCTCGTTCGAAGAAAAGCTATCGCTCGATTTATTCAGAAATACCCCAGGTACGTTATAAACATTTGCTATTCTATCTCTTGTGATATTCTCAGATATCTCCATATCTCCAGCCACAAAACTTCTTGCCATTTCCTTGATTTCAACACCAGGTTCTTGAAATAGCACTCCACCATTTTCTTCATAGAATCGCTTAAAGTCATCAACTACCGCTGCCCTTTTATCAGCATCTACATTCGCCGAATAGGTCAATATGAAAGAATCTCTCAAAGACTGCATTTCTTTTAAAGAAAACTGCCTAACTGCTTTATCGAACTCATTTGAGTTCTTCAAAACTGCAATCGGGCTTATCCCCTTCCAATTTCCATTTCCAGCAATATGTCTTACATGAATAACGTCAGAATTATGCAAATAGAAGGTTTTACCATCACTATTTACTTGGTACCACAGTTCCTTTGATTGTTGTTCAATTACTGGCTCCACATAATTTGGATTGAAAGGAACTAATTTATCAAATTGTCCCCGAATATCTCTGAAAATCAATGCATACCCATTTCCGTTAGTGTTCCTGCTAACTTCTAAAACATTTATTACCATATCTAAAGTTTGATTAGGGTTTGGATAATAAACAAGTTTATCCATTTGTTCATCAAATTGCTGATCATAGTTTTTGTACTTTTTAAATGGTAGACTTGATAATGTATTAGATAGCCTTGAAACAATAGAGAAGATATTTTCATTTGTTTCAAGTGTTCCATTTTCAATTCCAAAAAAGGTTCGCCCGAACCATTTAGTAAAATCGCTCTTAGTTGAATAATCATTGATAATCGATTGTCTTACAAATCCAGGAGTCAATTTATTGACTACCTTTTGAAATATGTTCACCGTTCCACCTCCCTTCATCGCTTCAACATGTCTCTAACAGATATGAACCCAACATTCCCATTTCCTTGAGGCTTAGCAAACATCTCAACCACAGAACAATGACTGTTTAACAAAGCCGCAAATCCATCGATTTTACGAGATTTAGATTGTTTTGTCGGCATCCAATTTCCATTCCTATCTTTGATTAGTTTCACATTACTCAAATACCATCGAAACATCTTTTTTCGGTTATAAATTACTTTTCCAGATAAAAACATTTCTTTGAGGTGTTTCATTGGTCCACCCAATGTTAAGTAACCTTGTATTGCTTCTTCCATAACAAAACCGTAGTCAATTAGCATCTGATTCAAAATCAGGCTATTTCTACGGTCGTATCGTATTTTTGATATTTTATATTTCTTGGATTGCTCGACAAACCAATCGAAAATATATTGATAATCCACATATGATCCAGGAGTTATTGTAAGTGAACCTTCTTTAATCCATGCATCTAGCCTCTGTTGATTATTATCTTTATCATATCTCGCTTGACTTATCCAACTATGTTCCAAGACCGCAATTTCACCAGTTTCCAATAATGGGAATTCCAAATCCGCTGAGGTAAAATCTTCCGTTTCAGCTAAGTCATATCCGGCTACCGCTTCTCTACCAACTAAGGTTTCAAAATCTATCACCTTTTCGTTTTGATTTATTGTCTGCATATCTAAGAAGGATAATTCATCAATATCAGAGAAAAGGTTAAACTGTTTCGTTATCCAATCAGCAAGCTCTTGTGGATTTTTTTTATCTTGTTTGTAGTCAGTTATTAAATTAACAACATCCATTAAACACAGGTTAGGATTTGCTTTTATCCACATCTTAGGATTATCAGCTTCTGAAGCATTATCAAGTTGTGCTAAATAGTAAAAGAACCGTTCATCTAGATCATCTTCTAAATGTTCCAAACAATCCTTTCCGTTTTCATAGAAATCCATCAAAGGTCCATCTAAAACCGTACCTGCTGTAGTAATATACATTATCAGTGGTTGCCGTCGCATTCCGCGAGATCTTTTCATGACATTTATTAAAATATAATTGACGAAATCATGAACTTCGTCAAAACATCCGAAATGTAAGTTTTCTCCATCTTTTTTCTTCTCCGCTGACATCGCAACCATAACGCAGTTTTTAGCTGGAAACTTAATTTCTCTTGCCATTGCCTTGAACCTTTTAGTTAAATATGGTGAAGCTTCAATCATTGCTTTAGCTTCTTCAAACAAAATATTAGATTGCTTCTGCGAGTTTGCTAGGATGTATACATTAGCCCCATTCTCTCCGTCCTCCCCCAACATATAGTTGGAAAGTCCTGATACAATCGTTGTTTTACCGTTTTTACGACCTACAAATTCTAATGCTTCACGATATTTCCTAATACCTGTATCTCTATGAACCCATCCATAAGTTCCACCTATAATAAAATGTTGCCAAGGTTGTGCAACAATCTGGTTAAAATCTCCTTTAGATGGCTTACACTTCTTTTCGAGAAAACGAATTGGCCTGTGCGCTTTTTCTTCGTCGAACACCCAAGGAAAACCATCAGTCCCCTGTCTTTTCAGATCTCTAAGGTGCCTTTTTGCTGCCAAAATAACCAATTCACTTGCCGGCATTTGAGGATCCCAAGGAGACCATTCTTGTTGGTTTGGCAAATTACCGAAGTCAATAACTCTTTCCGCATACCATGTTGTAAGAAGCTCGGGATAAGGCTCTAGCAAATAGCCTCCCCAACTTGCCATCCCATTTTTAAAGTCCTCCCACCAAGCTTCTAGCTCGGTATAAGTCATATCAATAATTGGTTTAGTAGTCATCGTCATCATCTTCATCTTGAGCCATTTTTATAGCCAGTTTTGCTCTTGCAGAAGGTGATAGTCCTAAGTCACTACCAAAAGAACGCATATTTTTTGAACATGTATCAAGTTGCTTAATCAAAGGATTACCGATAGACTCAGGATTCTCAGCCTGAACTAAACTTGCTTGTGCTTGGAGTTTCATATGTTCTGAGTACCAATAGCAATACATCGCTAAGGGATAAACATCTCCATTTGTGATCAATTCAATATGGAGCAATTCTTCTGACAAAAATTTAAAGGCCCTAACTGCTGTATTATCTAACCAGTTAGGAGCCTTTATTTTGTCAGTGCGCATTTGAAGCTTCTCTTCCGCTTCAGCGCGCTTTTTTAAATCCTTGGTATTCTTTTTGTTTGGATTACCGTTTAACAATTGTAATTTTGCGCTTTTTGCTGGTTGTGGCATCTTATCACCTTCTTTCAACACTTTTACTTTTTATTCTTGAATAATTTTGAAATACTTGTCTGTATGCGCTTCAATACTGTCTATCATCCACTGAATTGTTCGATCAGCGATGACTGGGTTGAATAAATATTGAAATTGGATTTTAAAGATCATTAATTTGTAAAATAATCTAGGTTTTATAGTAATGGTAATTACTTCGTTTTCCATCTTTCCACTCCTTTTCTACATACAAAAAACTTGAAAAGCGGTGTTTTTACGAAGGAAAGAGGTCGGAAGAGCGTCGTGTA